TTACTCTTGCTAAGTATCAGTATCAGGCTGCATTTGTGGCAGACCAAGAGTTAAATTTAGTTGCATGTCTCACAGAAATGATGGTTGAATGTGAGGTAAAATAATTAGTGGGCGATTCCATAGGAAAAAACTCACTCTAAACGAGGCCTTAGGCCAATGGAGGTAAATATGAATAAACATGATACTCAATGGAATGAAATATCATCTAGGACTTTTTGTGGAAAAGAAGTCAATATTAAAGAATATTATGGATCATTTGATCCCAATTCTTCATTTGTTAAAAACAAACAAAAAAACGCAACATTTATAAAGTATGGTTGGCTAGATATTTCTACATATACTTTAAGTGATGAGTGTTTAAGTAATATTGCAGTTAGAACTGAACAAAATTTAGGTGCGGCATCAGAAGATATGGCACACAGCTACGAAGTGGAAGGATGGGATACTAATCATTTTCCGCCAATAGTTGGTACAGATTATATTCCTAGGGATGGTCGAACAAGAATTAGAGCAGCATTACTAAAAGGTGAGAAATATATTCCTTGCGCTATATTTTCATATGAACATAATAATTCGGTGTTATCAAATATTAGTAATGCATTACTTGCTAATAATCACAAACTACAAAATCGTCCAAAATGGCAAGACTTTATCTCTGGTGGAGTGGAAATTATTCTTTCCGGAGAAATACCATGTACCATTGCCGCTGTAGAAAATTGGCTTTATAATAAAGTTGATATTGAATATTTTTATTCAAATGTTGGTGGTAATATTACAAAACTTGCTAATCAGATTTATACAAAAGCAAAAGAATCCTCCGGCGGCCATTTGACGGTATTGCGTGAGAGAGGTGAGTGGAAAGAATGGCTTACAATGTCTATTCAAAAGCACTCAACATATTATCGACAAAATTATGATATATGGTCTATAGATGATATTACTTTCTATGAATCAGGAGGAAATCGTCCTGAACAGACATGGTGTCGATATATTATGCCTAATGCCATGCAAAATAAAGTAACGAATATTGTCATTTATACATGTGAAAGCAGTTTACAAAAGGCATGTATCAATCATAATAATTATTCTGAGGAACTTGTCCAATTTCATAAACAGACCTATCAAATGGTGAATAATGAATTGTCATCGATTACACTCGCACGTCCTGTAAAAACAAAGGCATGGAGAATTATTGGTGTAATTCCTCAGATATATAAAAATGAAGATCATAAGAAAATGCTAAAACAATATAAACTTGCAAAATTAAGTGACTTTAAACCACAGGGTAATTCCTTGGATGATTTATTGAATGTAGCATAAGGGTATAATTTTGACTGATCTTTTTAAAGATATCATTCCTTCTATCCTCCAGAACAAGCAATACGTTCTGGAGGACGAGAAGGACTACCAGGGATATATCATAAATAAAGCATTGTCGTTCCATTACGATTGTGCTTTACAAGCCAACCAGATGAATTTGTATCCCAATCTTCCTGGAACTCTTCAATATCAATATCTCCTAAATACTGTCCGTGGGTATAAAAGACCATACAGTAAATGGGTAAAACGTGAAACCTCAGAGAACTTGGAGGCCGTTAGAGAGTATTATGGATATTCTTATGACAAAGCGAAACAAGTGATGGTTTTACTGAGTGATGCCCAATTAGAAGAAATAAAAAAACGAATTCATAAAGGTGGCACAAATGACAGTAAACCTAGACGACTTCGTGGAGGTAAAACTACCTGACCCTCAGGCATTCCTAAAGGTCAAGGAGACTCTGACAAGAATAGGTGTAGCATCCAAGAAGGATAAGACACTATATCAATCTTGTCATATCCTTCACAAACAAGGTCATTATTATTTGGTACATTTCAAAGAAATGTTCATGTTAGATGGTAAACCAACCGATTTCTCAGAGGAAGATAGAGGTCGTAGGAATACCATTGCAAATCTATTAGCAGAATGGGGTTTGGTTGTTCTAGTTGATAAGAACAAGAGTGCTGAACCACTTACACCTCTTAACCGTATTAAAATTATTTCATATGGTGAGAAAGGTGAATGGAACTTGGTTGCTAAATATTCACTCGGTAAGAAAAGATATCCTGAAACAGAATAATGGCTAATACCATCATCCGTCTGACGGATATCTATGAAACCCGTGAGAGAAAAGAAAAAGAATTAGCATATTATAGAGAGCAGTTGGAAATCCTCCGGCAAAAGATGTTCTTTATACAAAAAGATATTGATATAACCAATCTTTGTATCCAAATGATTGAGAATGAAAAAGTTTTAGATATTAAGAAACTTGTTGACGAAAAGAGAGATATAGAATGACCCAATTGAAACTTTTTAGAACACATCCACTCGTTAAACTTCCAGCAAAACAGACCACACAATCTGCTTGTTTTGACTTATCCTTCCAAGGTTTTAATAATAATACCTATGAAGGATATTCCTCGACAAATAAGGCCTTTAAAAGGCCTATGAATAATCAGATTGTTATTCAACCAGGTGACCGTGTAGCAGTACCGACTGGTCTTATCATGGATATACCAGAAGGTTATTCCGTGCGCCTCCACGCCCGCTCAGGTCTATCCTTAAAGCAAGGCCTTATTCTTGCTAACGGTGAGGGTGTAGTTGATTCTGATTATGTGCAGGAAGTAATGGTATTGATTCATAACATTTCCTCAAATCAGATTGTTATTCATAGTGGTGACCGAATTGCTCAGGCAGAGTTAGTTGAGGATGTTAAGTATTCTATCGTAGAATCCGCAGCAAGACCAGGAGTTAAGACCAACCGCACAGGCGGCATGGGTTCAACTGGTGTGTCATCCGATGGCCCGACTATCGTTATCAAAGTTGCGGAAGATGAACGAAAAATAGAACCAAAAAAGGTTGGTAAGGTTAGTAAATTACCACCTAAACTTCCAGCAAAGGCACCGCCTAAGGTACCAACAAAGAAAACATCGAGGTTTAAAAAGGTATAATGTTTAATATTTCTCTATGTATGCCATTGGCACAAGCAGCACTTAGAATGTGTGGCGCCCAAACTTTACCGGGTCTTGCTATACCTTCTAATGTTAAGATTAATAATGTTGTGCCGGCTGTCGTTGGAGATATTGATAGTCATAATATGTTAGGTCCTCTAATTAACGTATTACAACATCGTGTTATGATTGGAGGGATACCTGCTATTCCCTCTATTATTTCTATGGCTGCTCCTGATGTGTTGGGATTAATACCTCACGTTCAGGGTTTACCTATTCCAATATCAGGTTCACAAAATGTCATGATAGGCCAAGGTAATGCCATGGCTGCTATTGGTATGATGCAGCGGTTAGGTTTAGGAAACTTTGGTGCTGTAAATGTTGGTGAACTTGTTGCGAGAGGTCAGCAAGTTATGGGCCAAGTTATGTCATTCACACAGATTGGCGGTGGTGCCGCAGTAGCACAGATTGGTAGTATACCAAGTGGTGCTCCTGCTTTGGGTCCCGGTGCTACTGTGACGGGTCAAACGTCAGGTTATTCATTTACATTTGCCAATTATATTGATAGTAGAGTCACGACATATGAAATTTCATTACCTGACGTATCTACGGTTTCAAATGCTTTAGTTCAGGATGACGGTCAATATATAGTTATTGATGATTATTTTAATCTTTATCCAACACAAAATCTAACATTATCGGTGATAACAATATGACAGTAAGTATAGCAAATATGACATCAGTATGGATGAGTAATAGTAATGTTTATAATGCTATTAGTATGTCCGTTTCTACCATGGGATATGGTGCTAATTCCACTTCGAGAGTTCTAACCTTTAAGGTGGATGCGAATACTGTATTCGATGTTGATACTAAAGGTATATTTTTCTCTAAAGCAAATACAGTATCAAGTTTACCTGCCGCTTCTTCCGTTGCGAAAGGTTCCCGTTCTTTTGTAACAGATTGTAGTAATTCTGTTTTTAATGTTGTAGTTGCCTCTGGAGGTTCCAATTCTGTTCCTGTTTTTTCTGATGGAACAAATTGGAGAATAGGTTGACAAGACCATAAAATTTACTATATAATGTATGTGTATGATTCCAAGAGGATTCATTCACTTTTATTCTCGCTAACTGTAGGAGAACACAATGACTAAAGAACAACTATTTTTCGATCCTTTTTCCTTCACAACTGGAAATCTTCCTAAGACCATTATTGGTTTCGACCAAGTATTACAGCGTCTAAAGGAAGCAAGTGAATATGCACCAAAGATTCCATCATACCCTCCATACAATATCAAGAAGGTTGACGATGAACATTTTGTTATCGAAATCGCCCTTGCTGGTTTTGGAAAACAGAACCTTGATATTGAATTGAAGGATGATACCTTAACGGTCTCTGGTAATGTTGATAATGATGAAAAAGATTATATCTTCCAAGGCATTGCTAATCGCGCCTTTACTCGAAAGTTTACCCTTGCGGATACTGTAGTAGTAAAGAACGCGGAGATGGCCAATGGACTTCTTAAAATCTTTCTTGAACGTTTCATTCCTGAAGAGAAGAAGGCGAAGAAAATCGACATCTTGGATCCGTTCGGCGTCCAGGAAACGACGAAGCAACTCCTCACTGAGGGAACGAAGGCGTGGACTCAGGGACTACAGAAAATTGCTGATACCATGACACCTAAATAAAACAACAAAGGGCGGGACCTCTGTTATCAAGTCCCGCCTCTCTTTTTAGGATGATACTATGAAACTTGTGATAGAAGATACCCCTAAAACCGTAACGGTAATAACTCCCACTATTGGTTCATCAAAGTTAAAAGACGCATTAGAAAGTGTCGAAAAGCAAACCTATAAGAACATTAAACATCTTATTGTGGTTGATGGTAAAGAATTTGCCAACGGCGTTTTCGAGCAAGTTGGTTTACCTCCAAAAGATAAAGTAAAAGTTCTTATTCTTCCAGAAAACACAGGCAAGACTAATGGTAATTTCTACGGTCATCGTATCTATGCTGCTATGCCTCACTTACTCAACTCCGATTATATGTTATTCCTTGATGAAGATAATTGGTATGAACCAGACCATATTTCATCATTAATCGAAACTATCGAAAAGAAAAATTTGGATTTTTCCTATTCTCTCCGTAAGATTTTCTCACCAACAAAAGAATACCTTTGTGATGATAATTGTGAGAGTTTAGGCAAGTGGGAGATTTTCATGTCTCGCACAGGCCCGTATGGAAAACATTATTTAATTGATACATCATCATTCTGTTGGCGAAGAGAGTTTCTACAAAAAACATGTCATGCATGGCACGCCGGATGGGGTGGCGACCGTCAGTATTTCTATTCAGTAAAAGACCACTGTAAGTATGATACAAACGGTAAGCATACACTTTGCTACCGTTTAGATGGTAATCCTAAATCGGTTACGAAAGAGTTTTTTGATACAGGTAATAAAGTAAACAATCAGTATTATGAAGGAAAGTTTCCATGGCACAAGATTTAATTGTAGGTGTAGTTGATAAGTATAAATGGGACCAGATTAAAACTTGGGCTAACTCCATTAAGAAATCAGGTTTCACAGGAAATAAAGCATTAATTGTTTATAACATGGATGTCGAAACAGTAAGAAAACTTACCGCCGAAGGATTCATGTTGATTGGTTGTAATCAATATGATGAAGCAACAGGATTCTCACATGATAACTCCCGTGGTTCTGTTATGGTTGACCGCTTCTTTCATCTTTATAGTTTTCTAAATCTATTGAGTGAACCAGTTAATCGTGTCATTATGACCGATGTTAGAGATGTTATCTTTCAGGATAGTCCATCAAATTGGTTAGATAATAACCTTACAGATGATTTACTTGTTGGTTCCGAAAATCTAAAATATAAAGATGAACCATGGGGTAGAAATAACTTACAGCAGGCCTTCGGCCAGTATTTCTTAGATACCTATGGTGATAATGAAATCTATTGTGCGGGTGTTATTGCCGGTACAAGAAATGCTATGAGAGACTTGGCACTAAATGTATGGTTGATTTGTCGTGGTCTAAATCCACATGTTCCAGGTGGTGGCGGTCCAGACCAAGCAGCATTAAATGTCCTTTTACAATCCGATGTATATTCTAATATAACTAACTTTAGTAATCCTTCCGATGGTTGGGTCGTTCATGCTGGTACATCTCTACCTGCTATCAAAGCCGGTTCTGGTGGTATTGGTGAAGCATATAGGGCAAATCCAAATATAAGCTTGCCATTTGTTAAAGAGGTGGATTATACTATAAATAACGGTGATGTCCTTGTAAATGGTAATAAGGTGACAATTTTGCATCAATGGGATAGAGTTCCCGAATGGAAAGCAATTGTCGAGGAGAAATATGGAGACCCCAACTAAAATCAAATTAGAATATGGTGGTGGTTGGAATACTGGATATAATTGTCCTGATAGTAATGAACGAAAAGTGGAATTACCTATTGCCTTTTGGTTTATAAACAACTATAATGATGACTTAATAGAACTTGGTGAGGTTACGGATTTCTATATTGATGCGAAACATCCTGTATATGACCTTTGTAATCAAAGAGAACATACAACTAAAATGGATATTTCGGATGTCGATTATGTAGGAAAGAATGTTGTATCAATAAGCACCATAGAACATGTTGGTAATGGTGATTATGGTTATGAAAAGAATGAAGAAAAGGCCTTGGTATTATTAAATAAAATATTTAAAGATGCTAAAAATTATCTTATATCATTTCCTGCCGGATTTAATAGAGATTTAGAAAAAGTTATTGCTGATAATGATATTAAATATATACTAATGGCAAGAGATGAAAACAATAATTGGGAACAAGTTAAAGATAAAGAATTAAAAGATTACAAATATAGTGATCCATACGGTGCAGGTAATGCCGTAGCAATACTAACAAACTTGAACGTGGAATTTACATTTGGAGATTAAAGATGGCTTTGACTGATGAAGATTTTATGACGATTAGTGAACTTGGTGATAAATGGCCTTATGATTGGGTGTCGGTAAAAGGACTGGCACCTTATGTTAAGAGACTTGGTGATGATGTTGTAGGTTTAGAGATTGGTACTTGCCGTGCCGAATCGACCGCATTTTTGTTAGAGAAATGTCCTAACATTATCAAACTATATACCATCGATCCATATAAAGCATATGATGATTGGAATGGTGAGATTACACAAAAAGTTATTGACAAGTTTATGATGATCGCACAAGAGAACCTAGAACCATATGGTGATCGGGTGCAGATGATTAGAGAAACATCTTCCGATGCTGCCGAAAAGATTAAGACTATTACTGATAAAGCAGAGTTTGATTTCATCTTTGTCGATGGTGACCATTCCTATGGTGCAACATATTTAGATTGTGAAAAGTATTATCCTTTATTGAAGAAAGGTGGATTTTTCTGCGGCCACGATTACTCTTCTATCGAAGCGGTAAATAAAGCAGTAAATGATTTTCGTAATGATTATGGTATCACATCACCAATCAATCTATCAACCAATTCTACATTCTTCTGGTATAAGTGATGAATAGAAAAACTATTCGCTTAGGCTTTGCTGACACATTCAGCACGGCAATAAACTTCTTTACATATGCTCTGGGTAAATACTATGATGTTATTCGTGATGATACCAACCCAGAGTATCTTATATATGGTGACGGAAACTTTGGCACTACACATCGTCATTTTGATGGTCGTGCTAAGAAAGTTTTTTATACAGGTGAAAATGTAAGGCCTAACTATGACGAGTGCCTACATGCCATAACATTCGACCATGAAAATAGTCCAAAACATTACCGTTTGCCATTATATGTTATTGACATGTATGGTGCCGTAGTAGAAAAGTGGACGGATAATTATTATCAGTTAGTTGGTCTTAAACATGATTATGAAAAGGACTATGATACAAGAAAGTTTTGTTCCTTTGTTGTATCTAATCCTCGGCAAGAAATGCGAAATGCCATGTTTGGACTTATGAATACATATAAAGGTGTTGACTCAGCCGGCCCACATCTAAACAATATGGGTGAGGTTCTACCAAGAGATAAATTACAATATAAGTTAGACTTTCTAAATAAGTATCGTTTTAACATTTGCTTTGAGAATGGTTCTTATCCTGGTTATACAACGGAAAAACTATTTAATGCACTACAAGTAAAGACGATGCCTATTTACTGGGGTTCACCAACGGTTGATAGAGATTTTAATACAAATGCCTTTGTTAATTGCCATAACTTTAAGACACTAAATGATGTTGTTAAATATGTAGAGCATCTGGATTCACCGGCAGGTAAACAAGAGTATCTGGATATTATAGAACGTCCTGCATTTAAAAATGATATACCTAATGAATATACGGACTTACATAACCTTTACGAATGGTGGAATAAGTTTGTTATGGAGGGATAATGAGATTACTATTTGTGGTTCACCGCTATGCACCTTATCCTGGCGGTAGTGAGTATTATGTGCAGAATATGGCCGAAGAAATGCTTAGACGAGGCCATGATGTTACCGTTTTAGCAGAAACACACCAAGGTGATTACAACGGTGTGAAGGTCAACAAAGATTTTAATATACTAAATGAAAAGTGGGACCTTATCATCGTTCATGGCGGTGATGTTTATTACCAAAATATAGTCCATTTTAACGGCAACAAAATAAAATCTCCCGTTCTTTATCTAATCATCAAGCCAAGCGATTCTGATGTTTGTAAATTAGGATTACAGTATCATCCTTATCTTGGATATTCTACCAGCATGGACGTAGATCATCTTAAAAAATGGAATGTTATTAATAAAGGTCGCCGTGTTCGTCATGGTATTGTTCCTCACAAATATTATAGAGCAAACTTAACAGGTAAGACAATCTTTGTATCTGCTGGTGGATTCTGGACACATAAAGCAATGGGTCCTTTAGCTGAAGCATTTACTAAAGCGAACATTCCTAATGCCGAACTCCATTTATATGGATATGGAGAAAAGCACCTGATGCCTAAAGATAGCAATAATGTGAAATGTTTCTTTGGTAAAGATAAGGTGGATGTGTTATTGGCCATATCGGAAGCAGACGCATATATCATGAATTCCTATGAAGAAGGTTTTGGTCTTGTCCTTTTAGAGTCCATGATGAATAAAGTGCCTTGGTACGCAAGAGATATTGCCGGAGCAAAAGATATGTGCTATTATGGCACCACTTATAATGATGAAAGTGAATTAATGGAATTGCTCCGTAAACATAAACGGAATGATAAGAAAATCGAAGATGCCTATAATTATGTTATGTGTAATCATACCATACAAGATACCTGTAATGATATAGAAGATGTTTTATTGGAGACATTAAGATGAAGATAGCACTCTGCCTAGCTGGTCAAGCAAGATCATTCGAAAAAAGCTATACATATTATAAAAAAAATCTATTTGATCGATTTGACGTAGATGTGTTTTTACACACTTGGAAATTTGATAATGTAGAAGAACTTATCAATTTATATAGACCAAAAAAATACATAGTAAATTTTCCTTTTGATAGTGAAGTTTTTAATTGTAAATATACAAGAGTTACTTTTCCAAATCGTTTTCCTCCTTTCTTTACTATTTCTTCACTTTTTTCTATTTTTCAGGCCTGTTTGTTAAAAACACATCACGAAATTGAAACTAAACAATATGATTGGGTTATTAAATCTCGGTTTGATTTCGCTTTACCGGATATAATACCATTTGAAAATTTGGAAAAAAATAAAATATATATGCCGGCTTGCAGAACAAAGGCATTTGGTGATTGGATAGGCAACGATCAATTTGCCATTGGTGATAGTAATATTATGAATAAATATATGTCCACCTATTTAGGAATAGAAAATTATTATAATAATGGTTATGAAATGATGGGTGAAGAGATGCTTCGTGCAACGTTGCTTGAACATAATATTACAGAAAAGGATGTATCTTATATAGATTATGGACCAACACAATGGACAAACCCTATATTTCCTCCTTGTAATCTTAATCCAACTTCTCATTATCTTATTAGAGATGATTATGAAAAATGGACAAATCTTCCTGGAAATAATAGCTAGATGAATGAATATAATAAACTTATTATATTTGATCTAGATGGTGTGCTATTAGATAGTAGAGAATTACATTTTCATGCCTTGAATTTATCTTTGATTAAACATGATCCTGTTTATAAAATTTCTAAAGAAGAACATCTTAGCACCTATGATGGTATGCCTACAAAAATAAAGTTAAAACTTTTAACAGAGAAAAAAGGACTTCCTACTCACACATATGACCAAATATGGAAAGATAAACAAGATGCTACAAATAAACTCTTGACACATTTGGATAAAGATGATAAACTTGTCCAAATGTTTAAATTTTTAAAAGAAAAAGGTTTTAAGATTGCTGTAGCATCAAATTCAATTAGAAATACCGTAAAAATTTCTTTACTAAAATTAGGAATTATGGAATATGTTGATTTATTCCAATCAAATGAAGATGTTGTTAGAACAAAACCTTTTCCTGAAATTTATTGGAATTGTATGACAAAACTTAATTCTATTCCTGAAAAAACTTTGATTGTTGAAGATAGTCATATAGGAAGACAAGGTGCTATTGATAGTGGTGCTAATTTATTGTCAATTGAAAATCCTACGGATTTGACATTGATAAAAATAGAAAGAGCATTGAATGAAATGTGTGAAAAGAAATCAAATAAAATACCATGGCGTGATAATAAATTAAATATTCTCATACCTATGGCCGGCGCCGGTTCAAGGTTTGAGATGGCTGGTTATACTTTACCTAAACCTTTAATAGAGGTAAGAAATAAACCTATGATTCAGGTTGTCGTGGAAAATCTAAACATAGAGGCCAACTATAATTTTATAGTTATGAAAGAACATTATGAAAAATATAATCTAAAGTATCTGTTAAATCTTATTGCTCCTAACTGTAACATCATTCAAGTTGATGATATAACCGAAGGTGCGGCTTGTACCACTCTACTTGCAAAAGAGTTTATCAACAATAATGATCCTTTGCTTATTGCTAACTCGGACCAGTTTATTGAATGGAACGCAAACGAGGTTATGTATGCCTTTAACAATGATGAAATTGATGCAGGTATTCTAACGTTCAAAGCAACACATCCTAAGTGGTCATACGTTAAACTGGGTAAGAATGGTTTTGTTGAAGAGGTTGCAGAAAAGAAAGTTATTTCCGACAATGCGACAGTCGGTGTATATTTCTGGAAACATGGATGTGATTATGTTAAATATGCTGAACAAATGATTGAAAAGAATATTCGTGTTAATGGCGAGTTTTATGTTTGTCCTGTATTTAATGAAGCAATAAAAGATAATAAAAAAGTTAGAATAAAGCACATTGAAAAAATGTGGGGATTAGGAATACCAGAAGATTTAAACTATTTCATAGATAACTATATAAAGGTGATATAAAAGATGTTTTATTGGAGACTTTAATATGAATTATAAAGTAGCGGTGATCGGTGCAGGCGGGCATGTAGGATTTCCATTTTCTTGTGTTGTAGCAAATGCGGGAAATATGGTCTATGGTATAGATATAAACGGACAAACTGTGGGTGAAATGAATAGAGGTATTGTGCCTTATCTTGAAGAAGGTGCTGGCCCTATTCTCAAAAAGAACCTTGATAGTGGCAATCTATTCTTCACTGTAGATTTCGATCACATCAAAGAAGTAGATGTGGTTGCCATTATGATTGGTACACCGGTCGATGGAGAAGGTAATGCGAGACTTGATGATCTTTTTAATTTTGTTGATAATACTCTTATTCCTCGTATGAGAAAAGGTCAGTTGATTGTTCTGCGGTCAACTGTATCACCAGGAACAACCGAGGTTCTTCGTAAGCATATTGAGAGAGTTCATGGTTGGGTAGAAGGTGTTGATTACTACCTTGTATTTTGTCCTGAAAGGGTAGTTCAAGGTAGATCAATCACCGAAACATCTAAACTTCCACAATTAGTTGGTGCCTTTTCTAATGAATCATATGATCAGGCTGCCCTATTCTTCAACACCTTTATTAAAAATAGAGTATTCCAATTAACTCCAAAAGAAGTAGAGATTGGTAAACTGATGACTAACATGTATCGTTATGTTTCATTTGCCTTTGCTAATGAGTTTTGGATGATTGGTGAAAAACATGGAGTTAATATTGATAAAGTTATTGATGCATGTAACTACGATTACCCTAGAATGGATGTACCTCATCCAGGACCTAATGTTGGAGGTCCTTGCCTCTTCAAAGACGGTAAGTTCCTCCTTACTGACATTCCCTTTGGCGATCTTATTAACA